GGATTATAAAATAAATACTAAAAATTTGTTAATAAACTAAAAAAGATTATCTTTGTAAAACCAAACTAAAACAAAAAACAATATGAATGAATTAATCAAAACAGAGGCACTACTTAAAGAAATAATAGCAGAAAGAGAAAGAGCCAAAAAAGAACTAGAGCAGCAAATAGAGGAAATAACTAGACTTGTAACGATATGATAGTTTTAATTGACGCAGACAGTTTAATATGGAGCAGTTGTTATAAGCAAAAAGAAACTCCAGAAGATACCGGTTACCATAACATAGAAGATGCCAAGCTAAAGTTTGACGAAGTGTATATGAATATCATAAACACAATAGAAGAGACATACGAAGTAGATAAGGTAATGACATTTGCTTGTGCCAGAGGTAACTTTCGTAAAGAGATATCAAAGACATATAAAGCAAATAGAATAGATAGAGAAGTCCCTCCGATATTAAACGAACTCCAAGACTATGTAAAAGAGCAATACCAAGCCAAGCAAGGTTATGGAGTAGAGACAGACGATTTAGTAGCTACCTACTGGACCAGTCTAACAGAAACATTCGGAAGAGACGAAGTTATAATAGTTTCAATAGACAAAGACTACAAGCAACTACCTTGCATAATTTACAATTATCATTTAAAGCACCAATGCTTTTATTATATAACAGAAGCAGAGGCAAAGTATAACTTTTATGAGCAAATGATAGTAGGAGATACTGCCGACAATGTAAACTTCTGCAAAGGATATGGAGCAAAGTACGTTAAAAACGCATTTAAAGACTGCGTAAGCGATTATAATTATATTCGAGTAGTATTTAGTCTATTTAAAAAAATATACAAGCAGAAAGCACGAGAGAGATTTATAGAATGTTACTTACTTTTAAAATTAAAAACAAAATAAATGGAATACAAATTAATAGCAAACGAGATAAAAGATACACTAAAAGTAAATGTATTTGAGAACTCACGAAAGAGACCAATAATAGACGCAAGGAGTTTGTTTTGTTACATCCTCCGCAAAGATTTTAATCTTACGTTACATAGTATAGCAGACATATACAAGAGCAAAGGAAAAAATTACAATCACGCAACCGTAATACACTCAGTTAACAATTACGAGATAGCATCAAAAGACGATAAAAGACTTGAAGAGATAAGAAACAAAGTTTTAAAACTAACTAATCCACAAGCAGTACTTATAAATAGAATTAGAGACATATACGATTTAGACAGATTACAAGGATTACACAACTTAATAGACTTTCAAGAGCAACAACTAAAATAATATAAATATGGGCAAACCAAAATACATAGAGACACCAGATAAACTTTGGGAATATTTTGAAGAGTACAAAAAAGAGACAAAGAGCAAACCTTTCCTAGTTAAAGACTGGGTAGGCAAAGACGCTCTAGACGTATATAGAGAAAAAGAAAGACCTCTCACAATAGAGGGATTCGAATGTTACCTAGCCGATAAGAATATAATCGATAATTTAAGCCAATATTTTGCAAATACAGAGCAAAGATACACAGACTATCAAACTATCTGTTCACGTGTAAAAAAAGCAGTACGTCAAGACCAGATTGAAGGAGGTATGGCCGGAATGTATAATCCAAGTATAACACAAAGATTAAACGGATTAGTAGAGAAGACACAGACCGACATAAACGTAACCAAGTTCGAATTTGATGAGTAGCATAAAAGGATATAAGCCACATTCAAATCAGAGACAGATTCACGATTCAATCAATAATGAGCCGTACAAATATTACGTCTTGAATATCGGTAGGCAGTTTGGCAAAACGATGTTGGCAATAAACCAAATGCTATACTGGGCCATTAATAATAAAGGTTGTAATATTGCTTGGGTAACTCCGGTATATAAACAAGGAAAGAAAGTATTTAGCGAATTAGAGAAGGCCACCAGAACGAGTGGCTTTTTTGAGTTTAATCAAAGTGAATTAACAGTCAAAGGATTTGGAAGTACTATTTCTTTTTTCTCCGGAGAGAGACCGGATAATATTAGAGGAAATACATTTGACTATTTGATAATCGATGAGGTTGCATTTACAAGAGAGGAGTTATGGAGTGAGGTACTTTCTGCAACAGTATTAGTCAAAGGAAAAAAAGTTATATTCATATCCACACCCAAAGGAAAAAATCATTTTCACACTCTATCACTACAACCAAATTATGACAACCGATATAAGTATTTTCACTTTACTTCTTACGATACTCCATTCATAAACGAGCTGGATCTGGAAGAGAGAAAGAGAAGTTTACCTAGTCACATATTTAGACAAGAGTATCTAGCTGAATTCCTAGACAATTCAAGTGGATTATTTGCAAATGTCAGAGAGTGCATCGGAGAGCCATCAAACTCAAATGTATATTACGGAGGATTGGATATTGGACGAGCAGACGATTACACAGTACTCACTATAATAAACGAGCATAAACAAATAGTATACTGCGAGAGATGGAGACACGATGAGTGGACCAGAATAATAGAGAAGGTAGGAGCAAAGATAAACGAGTATAATGCAAAGGTCTATGTCGAAGTAAACAATCAAGGAGATGTCTTTTATGAGATGCTAAAAAAGATATGCGGTAAAAGAGTATATCCATTTGTCACAAGCACAAAGACCAAACCTATAATGATTGAAGACTTGGCCGTACTATTCGAGCAGAAGGAAATCCAAATACTTAATATCAGTTGGCTAGTGGATGAGCTAGAAGCATTCACTTACATATATAATCAAAACACTAGGAACGTGCAATATTCTGCACCACAAGGAATCCACGATGATAGTGTTATTAGTTTAGCATTATCTTACCAAGCAATCAAAGATTTAAAAAACAGAGGCACATACGCAATTAAATAAGACTCACAAATAAAATAAACAAACGTTATATACATATGAAATTAATAGTTCCAAGTTCATTAGAGGAAATCAGTCTCAGTAAATATCAGAGATACTTAAAAGAGTTTGAGTATAGCAAGAGCCAAAAAAACCAAGAGACATATCTAGGTTTAAAAATGCTAGAGATATTCTGCGAAATAACAGAGGACCAAGCCAAGCAAATTGATTCAGATTCTGCAAACAAAGTAGTAAGGATATTAGTTGATTTACTTTCGGTTGAGCAGACACTAGTTGAAAGTTTTAATCTTGGAGGGATTCAGTTCGGTTGGATTCCTAAATTAGATAACTTATCATTCGGGGAGTTTCTAGACGTAAACAATAACATAGACAACTGGGAGGATATTGTTACTGCTATGGGAGTATTATACAGACCTATAACCGGAAGAGCAGCAGACGGAAAATACTTGATTGAAAAATACGAGGGAGATAAGTATCACGAAATATTAAAAGAGATGCCATTAAATGTTGTGCTAGGAGCAACGGTTTTTTTTTGGAATTTAGGATTGGATTTAGTGACATCTATCCTAAACTCTTTGGAGTCGGAAATGAACAAGATGAGTTTAGCACAGAGACGCAGTTTTCAAGAGAATGGGGATGGTTTGCTTCACTCGCTGAACTCGCTAAAAATGACGTTACAAGAATTGAAAAGGTTACCAAGTTAAATATGCACTTATGCTTTAAGTTTCTTTCTTATAAGATAGGCAAAGACGAATTGAGAGCAAAGCAATTAGAAAAAATAAATAGAAAGTATGGACGATAAAAAAGGAGTAGAGGCATTGTACAATATTATAGATTCTTTAAACGAGGAACTATTAAGCAATCCATTTGTAAATAAAGTAACAGTAGGAAGACTAACCGAAATTGATTTGGCTAAAAATACTATCTTTCCTTTGAGCCATATAATGCTAAATTCAATTAGGCATAATGAGAATACATTATCGTTTAATATAAGCATATATAATCTAGATATCGTAAACATATCAAAGGAAGCCGAATTAGGCGTTTACGGAAACGATAATACTTTTTACATACTATCTAACCAACTCTATGTTATTAATCGTTTATTGAGCCGTTTAAAGCAGTCTACAATATATAAAGACGGATGGGAATTAGAAGGCACTCCAGATAGTGATGTAATCGATAAAGAAATGGAAAATATGTTAACCGGTTACCAAACAGACATAACTATAAATGTACCTAACGACATATCAAAATGTTAAATATAAAATTTGAGCATTTAATAGATGCTATGAATGAGTTTGGCGATAAGGTTGTCGCTGACGCAAAACAGAACTTAAAAGACAAAAAGAAAGTAGACACCGGTAAACTAGAAAAAAGCGTAGTTAATAACGGAGTAAGATTTATGAAGCGGTCCTTTAGTTTGAATATTGGAATGTCAGACTATGGAGCATTCGTTGATAAGGGAGTCAGAGGAGTAGGAGGAGTGAGAAAGCAGACAAGCACGTTTAAAAGAACAAATAACAAAGGTAAACTCTGGAAGCAAAACGGAGGAGATAGTCCGTATAGTTTTAAGGCCGGTAAAAAACCAAGTGTAAAACATTTTGTAGACTGGAGTAACAAAAGAGGGTTGAGTCCGTTTGCAGTTCGTGAGTCTGTTTATCATCAAGGTATAAAACCTACTTACTTTTTAAAAGAGGCCGTAGAGGAAAACATAAAACTTATGCCAAAAGAAATAGCAGAGGCATTCGCTCTAGACGTAAAGTCAACAATAGAATTAATAGCAAAATCAAACTTCAAATAATATGCCGTCAATAAATTTAATATTTGCGAGAAGTCCTTACCAAGTAATTATAGATGAGGCAAACCAAGTTAAAACAAAAGTAGAATTAAGACTTTGGAATAAAGGAGACACTAAACCAGTAGACCCAACTTATATAATGAGTGAGGGAATCGCATCTGTAACACAAACAGAAACCAATTACAATATAGCTCCTTTCATTCTAGAATACATAGACAAATTTTATTTGGAATATTCTACAAGCACAATAACAGAGGCAAATAAAAAAGAATGGTGCATCGGAGAGTATATAACTTATTACAGTACAGACGGAACTACATTTACTATAATTGATACGGTACAATTTTGTGCAGTAAATGGCTATTCAAATGTAGAGGACGGAATTAATCTAGACCTTACAAAAACAAAAGCATATTTATTATTGGCAAATCCATTAATAAAAGTTTATTGGAATACTATTATACCTTACTACAATTTTATAGTAAGAGAAAAAGACAATAATTATGGTGCAGAATGGGTAGACAAATCTGGAACTGTTTTAAAAACAGAAACTTTTTATACTGGAGTTGATGACTTTTTTAATTATTCAATTCCTTTAGTATATGGTGCAAGTGTAAGAGTAGATATATATAATATAACTACAAACGAATTACTTGAAAGAATAGAGACAGAGGAAATATGTGAGCCAAAATATCCTATTCAAGTTATGTGGTTTGTGAATAAGCTAGGAGGCTGGAATCATTTTTCTTTTTTCAAAGCAAGTTACAATTCTATCGATGTTAAAAATAGCGATTATGCCTTAATGCAAAAAGAGGTTGATTACGATTATCGTAAAGGCCAAACAAAGCCATTTAATATAAACGGAAACCAAAGTATAAAAGTTAATACCGGTTGGGTAACAGAGGACTATTTTGAGTTTATTCAAGAGATGATGTTGAGCGATACTATATTGTTGAATCCTCAGACTCCGGTTACTATTAAAACTACTAGTATGCAAAAGAAAACAGAGCTAAAAGACAAAAATATAAACTATACTTTAGAGTTTGACTTTGCGAATAAACTAATTAATAACGTGATATAATGAAATTAAGCGTAGAGGTTTATATTAAGAAAAATACTTTAGTAGTTAGTGGCAAAACAACTGCTGACAATACAACTCCATTTTTAACTATTGCGAATAACATAACAATGACTGCGAATCAATACGTAGGGCATTACGTTAAGGTTACCTCTGGAGAGAGTACCGGATTAGTAAGTTGGATTTTAGCAAACACAACAACTGAATTAACTTTAGAAACTGCAATCCCGATATTAAACGGAGACGACATACAAATATACAGAAGCGATTATCAAAGACTAGATTTATTCAAAGACGAAAAAATAAGCATCACATCCCAGATTGGGAACGCAAACGACATAGGCAAATTATATACAGATTACACGCAGACGTTTACTATTCCAGCATCAAAGATAAACAATCAAATTTTGTCACATTGGTACGAAAGTAGTATCGATAATGGATTTGACCACAGAATGCGTTATGATGCTTTTATTGAGGTCAATACTCACAGATTTAGAGACGGAACTATTCAGTTAGAGAAAGCAGATAAAAAGGACGGATTTATAGAAAGCTACTCGGTTACGTTTTATGGCAACTTGGTTCAGTTAAAAGACATTATAAAAGACGATAAACTAAATACTTTAGATTATACAAGTTTAAACCATACTTACAATAGTGCTTCAATTATTGATAGGATTTCATTTAATAATCCTATAGCTGGAGGACCGGATTATAATGTTAGATATCCATTAATAGGTAATGCTTATAAATATGAATATCAAACTGGAAGTTTAACAAACGATATTACATTATCAACCGGAGCAATCAAATGGAATGAGTTATTTCCAGCTATTAAATTAAGTTCTATTTTTTCTTTTATTCAAGCAAAATACGGAGTTACTTTTACCGGTAGTTTTTTCAATTTAAACCAATGGAAAAAATTACACATTTATTTAAAACCGGCATTGTTAATGTCTGAAATAACGCAGAGGTTTAAAATGAATTATACTACCGTATCTGGTAGTCCATTTGTAGCGTTTCCCGAATTTAATTTAACAACTGACACCTTAACATCAACTTGGACTTTTGTGCCGTCTAATGCAATCGGAGACATTTATATTTATATCAATATTAATATTACTCCTTTGTCTGGATTTACAACTATTCCTTATAGTGTATTTTGTTACAGAGACGGAGAACTATACAGAACTTTTACAAACTTAACCGGAATTAGAACAGTAAGAGGAGAGGAAGTAAGAAGAAGCACAGACGGCTCATCCCATAAATATACTTTTTATTTTTCTTCTGCACAAACAATGAATTTTACTAGCTCTGTATTGTTACGAAGATGTTTCGGAACTCCACCAAGTGGGACACAAACTATTACAGAAAGCAGAGTAACAAGCGGGACATTAACTACTGTTAATAATATTGATATTGTAAACTATGTACCAGACATAAAAACAATAGATTTTTTAACCGGTATAATAAAGGCATTCAATTTAATGATTATTCCTAAACAGAATAATACTTATGAATTTGCACCTTTAGAAATGTTTTATAATGCTGGTAAAACTTTGGATATAACAGAGTACACTTATGAAAATGAAATGAGCATAAACAAACCAAAGTTATTCAAGAGTATTAACTTTAGTTATGAGGAAAGTAAAAACGTCTTAAATGACCAGTTTAAAAGTTTATACGGAAATGCTTACGGAGATTTAATTTACAAGTCAGAGAGAATAACAGAGAATGCTACATACGATATTAAACTACCATTTGAGAACGTATTATTTGAAGTACCAACACAAGGCAAATTATTTCAAACTGCAACTTTAATAGACAAAGATTTAAAGCCATATATTCCAAAGCCGATGCTTATTTATATGAGTGGAAGAGTAACTGCATTAACTGGTAGCGATAGAATATATATAACTCAATCTGCTGGAGGACCAACTACTTTAGTAAACTATCAAAGATTTTCAAATGAATACGATAATATGCCAACAGACGTAAACCACGCACAATTAATGACAATGAATTTTGGAAACGAGCAGTCAAGTTGGTTAAACGAATTAGCACCTCAAGGATTGTATTACAGACACTATAAAAACTTTATTGATAATCTGTATAACATTAAAACTAGAATGCTAAAAGTAAAGGCATTACTACCGGCAAGTTTATTAGGAAGTACAGTTACAAATGGTTTTGGAATACCTTTAGGAATTGCTTTAAACGATAGGTTAGTTATAAGAAATAAAAGATATATTATAAACTCTTTTACAAGTGATTTAACAACTGGAGAAACTGACTTTGAACTATTGACAGATTACAGAGGAGTAAACGCTGCTAGTACGGTTGGTTATAGATTTGCTGATATGGAGACAGTTCAAACAGACAAAGCATCGTTAGTATTTGAGCAAGAGATATATTTAAATGATTATGATAGTTTTGACATAAAAGCACCTACTAGCTTTTTATCTTATACTACTACAAGCAACAATAAAACGGATGTACTCTTAACTGTTACAGTACCGGCAAACTCAACCGGAGTAGACAGAACAGATATAATACCACTAGAATATAAATTAAACGGAGTGACTGCAAAAACAGAATATATAACAGTAATACAAACGGGTATATGATAGAGCAAATATTAAACTTATTGAAAGCATCAACACACTACAAACAAAGTGAATTGATAGAAATAGCAAAAGGAAAAAACAAACATCCAGAAACTTGGCTGGAAGCATTTAAACAACATCAAAGACTATTGAAATGGCACAAGAAATAGACATTAATTTAAACGTAAACGCAGAACAAGCGGACAAGTCTTTAGGTAGTTTAAAGAGTCAATTAAGAGAAGCACAACAAGACGTACAAAAGTTAGCTGATAAGTTCGGTGCAACTTCAAAAGAGGCAGTAGAAGCATCAAAAAGAGCGGCAGACCTTAAGGATAGGATAGGCGATGCAAAAGCATTGACAGAAGCCTTTAATCCCGATGCAAAATTCAAGGCCTTAAGTGCTTCTCTTTCGGGAGTGGCCGGAGGATTTGCAGCCTATCAAGGTGCTATGGGATTGGTAGGAGTTGAGTCTAAAGATTTAGAGAAACAACTTTTAAAAGTCCAGTCTGCTATGGCTATCGCTCAAGGTTTCCAAGCGTTAGGAGAGGCGAGAGATAGCTTTAAGCAATTAAAGGCCGTTGCTATTGATGCGTTTAACGGAATTAAAACTGCAATAGGTAGTACTGGAATAGGTTTATTAGTTGTTGCTGCCGGTGCTTTATATGCTTATTGGGACGATATCAAAGAGGCAGTAAGTGGAGTAAGCGAAGAGCAAAAGAAACTTAATGCATTATCTCAAAAAAATGTTGACCAAGAGACTGAGAAACTTAAAACGATAGGAAGCCAAGACAATATTTTAAAACTTCAAGGCAAGTCGGAGAAAGAGATTTTAGATATTAAAATTAAACAGACAGACGAGGCAATCGCTGCAAATAAAATAAACCAAGAGAATCAAATTTTAAACACTAAACTAGCGACAGAGGCAGCACAAAGAAATTATGAGATGCTAAAATCTTTTATTGATTTTATATCTATTCCTCAAAGATTATTGTTTGAAAATGGTGCAAAGGCTATTAATAAAATAATTGATTTAATAAATAAGATTCCCGGCATTGACCTTAAGTATAAAATTGATGAGAAGTTCGCAGAGCAATCAGTAGACTATTTAACAAAATTAGCATTCGACCCAGACAAAGTAAAAAAAGACGGAGAGGCAACTGTAAAAGCATCACAAGACACAATTAATAAACTTTTAAATGACAGAGCCGGTTATCAATTAGGCAAAATGGAGATTGATAAAAAAGCCGAATTATCGGAAGAGGAAAAACAAAAAAAGTTAAAACAATTAAATGACGAATATAATCAAAAATTAGCAGAAGAGCAAACGGAATTTGATTTAACAGATTTACAAAATAAACAAGACAAACTTAATGTCGATGCTAAATTTAAGGAAGACCAAATAGCAGCAGAGGAAGCATTCCAATATAAAATAACACAAATACAATACGATAGCCAAACAGAAAGAGAAGAGAGAGACGAAGCAGAAAGACAAAGAAAAATAGAAGCATTCCAAGCTACTACTGATGCGGTTGGAAGTATAGCACAAAGTGGAGAGCAATTACTTGCATCAATACAAGCAACTGGACTAGCAAGAGGAAAAGCCGGTCAAGCAGCTATGAAAGCACTTGCGTTAGTTCAGATAGGAGCAGATAGTGCTATCGCATTTTCAAAAATGTTACAAGGTACAGAAAGTAGTGCAGCCGGAGCAGCATCTGTAGCTGGACCAGCAGCACCGGGAGTATATACGGCAACTAAGATAGCATTTTACGCAAGTGGTACGGCAACAATTTTAGCAAACATAGCAAGAGCAAAGGCCTTACTTTCTGGAGGAGGTGGAGCCGGAGGAGGAGCAGCAGCCGGAGGAGGTGGAGGAGTACCAGCAGCCGCACCAAGTTTTAACGTAGTAGGACCAAGCGGAGCAAATCAAATAGCAGAAAGTATAGGAGCAAGAGAAAGTCAACCTTTAAAAGCATTCGTAGTAGGTCAAGATGTTACAAGTCAACAATCGTTAAACAGAGGGATAGTACAAAATGCAACTTTAGGATAAATAAACGTTATATAAAAAAATTAATTTATGGCTTTAGTGTATAGACATTTAAAACCTTGCGGGGAAGTTTTTTATATTGGAATAGGTATTTCAAAAAAAAGAACAAAATCTAAATATGGAAGAAATAAGCATTGGCATAATATAGTTAATAAATATGGTTACGAAATACAAGTATTAACTAATAATATTGATTATGAATTTGCCAAAGAAATAGAAATAAATTTAATTTCATATTATGGTAGAAAAGATTTAAATAATGGAACTTTAGTTAATATGACAGATGGAGGAGAAGGATATTCAAATATGAATAATGAAGAAAAATTAAAAAGAAAAAATAGATTAATTGAATATAATAAAAACACTAAAGATTATTCATTTACTCAAAATGACAATTATAAAAATAATATGTCAAAGTCTTGTTTGGGTAAAAATAACAAAAAGATAATTGATACTGTAACAAAACAAATATTTGAATCAATGAGAAAAGCATCTGAATTTAATAAAATAAATTATTCAGTATTAAGTGAAATGTTAAATAATAATAGAAAAAATAAAACAAATTTACAATGGCTAAATTAGATACCATAGAATTATTTATTGATGATAACGAAGAGGATAACGGAGTCCAAGCTTTAAGTTTAGTTAAATTTCCAGCAATAGAAGAAAACTGGGTTGTTTTAAATAATCATAAAATTGAATTTAAATCAGTTGATGAGGATAAAAGAATAATTATAGGTTTAGCTTTAGTACCCGATAAATTAATTTATAGAAGAGATGGAGATTATGAATACAATATTACATTCTCTAAAGAAACTGTAAAAAAAGGAGCTCATTTATATTTAAAAAAATTAAATAATAATAATGCAACTTTAGAACACCAAACAGAAGTATCTGGAGTTTCAATTATTGAATCTTGGATAGTAGAAAATCCTAAAATTGATAAGACTTCTTTATATAATTTAAATGCAGTTGAAGGAGCTTGGGCAGTAATTTTAGGAATAGACAATAACAAAGTTTGGGAAGAAATTAAAAACGGAACTTATTTAGGGATAAGTATAGAGGGATATTTTGCAGACAAAGCAAAGACTCCACTTTCAAAAGTTGATGAGACAGAAGAGGAAATACTAGCCGGATTAGATTTATTAGAACTTCAAACACTATTGAACTATGGCAAATAAAGATTTCAAAACACCGAGTAGAACAAGTCCTAAAAACGACAAAAGAGGTTGTTTATGTGCAGATAATAAATACTCCAGAAAATGTTGTGACGGAAGTTTACAAGCACAAGGCATCGGAACTATTTACAGAAAGGCAGAATAAAAATGCAAAAAAAAATAGTACTTCGTTATATGGGTAAGAATTAATAATTTATAAATATGAAAAACACAGAAATTTTATCACGCATTAATGCGTTACTTCGCAGAAATGTGAAGTTAGAGCAGCAGACTCTAGATAACGGAACTGTTATCGAAGCCGATAGCTTTGAGGTAGGGATGCCAGTATTTGCTATTGACGGAGAAAACAAAACACCGTTAGAAATTGGGAGTTATCTTATGGCTGACGGTACTACTTTGGAGGTTTACGAAATTGGAATGATTGGCGAATTGGCCTCTCCGGCTGCTGAGGCAGAAGAGACTGAAATGTCAGCAGAGCCAGAAGAGGAAACTAAAGAGGAAGCACCAGCAGAAGAGGTAGCACCAGAAACAGAAGTAGAACTAGAAGCAGCACCAGTTACTCTAGAGGAAATCCTTACGAAAGTAATGGAAGCACTTGAGCCAAAAATGGAAGAGTTAAAATCTAAAATGGATGCTTTAGGAGCTTATCAAACAGAAATGAAAGCAACTCTTTCAAGTGTATCTAAAAAAGCAACAGTACACAAACCAGCAGACACTAAAGTAAATTTAGGGAAAGCAAATACTGGAAAAAACATCTCTAATACAGAGGCTAGAATAATGGCAGCATTATCAAACTAATTAATTAAAATTAAACTTAAAAAAATAAAAGAAAATGCCTAATCAACCAACAATTACATCAAATTATGCCGGTGAATTTGCCGGTAAATATATCGCAGCTGCGGTATTAAGTGCGAACACAATCGCAAACAATGGAGTAACAGTTATTCCAAATGTTAAATATAAAACAACAGTTAAAAAAGCAGTTATCTCTGGTTTAGTAGCAGATGCAACTTGCGATTTTACAGATGCTGGAACAGTTACTTTGTCAGACAAAGTGCTAACAGTAGCAGAAAAACAAGTAAATTTGAGCTTGTGCAAGACTCCATTCGAGCAAGATTGGCAAGCGGCTGAAATGGGGTACAGTTCATTCGATGTTATGCCAGCAACTTTCTCTGACTTCTTTATCGCTAAAGTTTTAAAAGATATCGCTATCGATACTGAAACTTTCTTATGGAATGCTACTAACGGACTTGGTAAATTATTGAAAACAGACGGAGCAACTGTAATCGCAACTCCTTTAGCTATTACTTCTGCAAACGTAATCCAAGAAATGGGCCGCGTAATTGACGGCATACCGGCTGCACTCTATGGCTCTGAAGATTTAAGACTTTATGTTTCTCAAAACGTTGCTAAAGCATACGTAAGAGCGTTAGGAGGTTTCTCTGTAGCTGCTACTTCAAATGCTGGGGTTAACGCTGCCGGTACAACTTGGTACAATGGTGGAGATTTAACTTTTGACGGAGTACAAATTTTCGTTGCAAATGGATTACCAGCTAACACAATGGTAGCTGCTGAAATCTCTAACTTATTTGTAGGATTCGGATTGGCTGACGATGCAAATGTCGTTAAAACGATTGATATGGCTGATATCGACGGAAGCAAAAATGTTAGATTTATTGCACGTTTCTCAAGAGGTATCCAAGTAGGTATCGGAGCAGACGCAGTTACTTACGGAATAGCATAAATTAAAATATCCGCCTAGTAAAATAGGCGGTTTTTATTAACTTTTAAATAAAAAAAATATGAGTACTTGCTTAATGGCTACGGGACGAAAGCTGAGTTGTAAGGACGTGGTGGGCGGAATCAAAAATATTTGGTTAGCTGACTATGGTACACTTGGAACTTTGACAATAACAAATGGTACACTTACTGCGATTACTGGTGCTGGGACAAACTTTTACAAATACGAAGTAAAAGGAGGGAATAATTTAGAGCAGACTATTACGTCAAGTGACGAAAATGGAACTACTTTTTATGCTCAGACAGTTACTGCGGTATTGACTAAAATGGATGTTTTAACAAACGTAGAATTGCAAAAAGCTATTTCACAAAGACCTCACGTTTTTGTAGAGGATAACAACGGAAATTATTTTGCAGTTGGATTAACTAGAGGTTGTAACATAAACGGTACAGTTTCTACTGGAACTGCATTAGGAGATATGAACGGATACACTTTGACAATTACTGCCGAAGAGCCAATCCTTGCACCTTTTGTAACATCAACAGTAGTAACTTCTCGTTCATCTGCAACACAGATAGCACCGTAATAAAGTCAGTCTATAGAGGTTTATTCGGTAACAAAAAGGGAGTGATTAGTTTCACTCCTTTTTTATTTACAAAAAAAAATAAAAATACGTTATATAACTATGACAGTAGTAAACCAAGATAACGCTTCTCAAAGATTTATAACAATCCCTAGAAACTATATAGAGGGGGAAACTTTAACTTTAAAAGTCAGAGACGAGCAAAAAAATACAACCTTTACTTTCACTCCTACAAATGTATATCCAAATGTTTACGATTTAGTTTATATAGATTGTAACTTGAATTGCTTATACGAGGGAGGATTCTTTGAATTAAGCGTCTTAAATGCATCGAGTGAGGTATTATATAAGGACAGACTATTTTCGACCAACCAGAGTACTGAAAACTACTCTATAAACAACGGTAATTTTATTACCTTGAATACAAACAATAACGATTTTATCGTACTGCAATAATATGAGAAAAAAAATAGAATTAAAACCTAAAAATACCGGTATCGGAATTGTCAATCTGGCGACCTATACAAGTCCTAGAATTATCGAAGTAAGAAACCAAGAGTGGGTATCTTATGGAGATGACAATAATTACTTTGGATATATTCAAGACCGTATAAACGGAAGTCCTACAAACAATGCAATCGTAAACGGAATCAGTCAAATGATATTCGGTCAAGGATTAGATGCTACAGATGCTCAAATCAAACCGGAAGACTACGCACAAGCGATGTTATTATTTGACGATAGTACTACCGAGAGACTTTGCTACGATTTGAAAGCTATGGGTCAATGTGCTATCCAAGTTGTTTACTCAATAGACCGAACTAGAATAGTAGAATGTAACCATTGGCCGGTTGAAACTTTGCGTAGTGGGAAATGTAACGAGGACGGAGAGGTTGAGTTTTATTTTTATGCAGATGACTGGACAAAAGTAACTAGACAGAATCCTCCTAAACCGATTCCGGCATTTGGCACAAGTGAAGAGAGCGAAGAGATACTTTATATTAAACCTTATAAAACTGGATTCTATTATTACTCTCCGCCAGATTGGCAAGGAGGATTACAATACTGCGAACTTGAGGAGGAAATAAGCAACTACCATTTAAACAATATAATGAATGGCCTTGCTCCGAGTATGTTAATCAACTTTAACAATGGAACTCCAACAGAGGACGAGCAAAGAGACATCGAAAGAGCGATAACACAAAAGTTTAGTGGTACTTCAAATGCTGGTAGGTTTATACTTTCGTTTAATGATTCAAATGATTACGGTGCCACAATAACTCCGGTACAGTTAAGCGATGCTCACAATCAATACCAGTTTTTAAGTGACGAAAGTATGCGTAAAATAATGGTATCTCACAGAGTTATAAGCCCGTTACTTTTGGGTATTAAAGATAATACCGGATTTGGTAACAATGCAGACGAATTGCAGACCGCTACTATCTTAATGCAAAATACAGTTATTAAACCATTCCAAAACTTAATCATAAAAGAACTAAACAACATACTTGCTTATAACGGAATCACTTTAGATTTATACTTTAAAACATTACAACCTTTAGACGCAGTAAATGACTTAACTATTACTGAAAAATCAAACACTATTATAGATGGCATAAATGCTTTAAGTCCTTTGGTTGCAAATAAAGTACTTGAGTCGATGACTGCTGACGAGATACGCTCTTTAGTAGGTTTAAAAGCAGCTATTCCTCAAGCAGCACCAGTACAAACATTAAGCGATGACCACGAATGTTTTGATATTAACTCTTTTGACGGAGAAGTGGTATCGAATGAGTGGGAATTGGTAGATAAAAGAGAGTTTGACGATAATAACATAAGTATTGAAGACTGGGCAAAGCAACATATTAAACCAAAAAAAGATACTAAACTAGGAGGATTTATAAAGAGCAGTCCAAGTCAACCAAGTTATTTGGATAAGGATATTTACAAGGTGCGTTATGAGTATGCAGAAAAATACAAGAGTACAAACTCTAGAGAATTCTGCGTAAATATGATGTCTAGAACAAATAACGGAGTAGTATATCGCAAAGAGGATATAGATATGGCTTCCTTTCAAGGAGTAAATAATGAGTTCGGACACAAGGGCGAGAATTACTCTCTATTTAGATTCAAGGGCGGAGTTAACTGCGGCCATTTTTGGAATGAGAATCTTTACAGACTAAAAACTAAAACAGACGGAACACCTTACGCAGACAAATCTTTAGCATCTAGCGAAGAGGTTGCAAGTATTGAGGGTTACAATCCAACTCCAGCCGGTTTAATCGATTCAAAAATTGCTCCGATAGATATGCCAAACAACGGACATCACCCAAATTATAGAGGATAAGAAATGGCTACAACTTTATTCATAACACAAACAGACCTAAAAGCAAATACTATTTTAAATGGTAATTGTGACCCGGATTTATTTATGCAGTTTATTAAAATTGCTCAACAGATGCACGTACAAAATTATTTAGGTACTCAACTTTATAACACAATCACAACTAAAATAAATACCTCTACATTAACCGGAGATTATTTAAACTTGGTTAAGGATTACGTACAACCTATGCTTATTCATTTTGCTATGATTGATTATTTGCCATTTGCAAACTATCAAATAAGAAACGGAGGAGTATTTAAACATCGTTCAGAGAACTCTGAAACACCAAGCAAAGAAGAGCTAGACATATTAGTTCAAAAGCATAGAACTTTTGCAGACTTTTACGCAACTAGATTTATAGATTATATGGGTATAAATGCAGCCTCTAAATTTCCAGAGTACTGGACCAATAGAGACAGTGATATGTATCCAGACCAAAAAGCAAATCCTTGCAACTGGGTATTATGAAAGAGCCAAAAAATAAGTTTATCGCATATAAGATAAAAAAAGAAAACATACAAAAGGTTAAGCAATACTTAAGCAAACAAATCAATAAGAAATGAGTTATAATTTTACACATATAAAGGGAGATACATTCGAAGAGGTAAACTTTGCTTTGCTAAAAAACAATGTAGTTATCAATTTAACCGGTGCAGTAATTAGAATGCAGTTACGAAGCGAATGCGGAGGCCTTATTGCATTATCTTTAACATCGGTAGCAAGTGCTGGAATAACAATTACTAACGCTGCTGGAGGCTTATTTAAGATAAACAAACAAATTATAAATATTGCATCCGGTAACTACTTATATGATTTAGAAATCTTATTTGCAGACGGAACTATTAAGACTTGGTTAAGTGGTGAATTTTTAATTGAATGCGATATAACTAGATAAGATGCCAGATACAATAGACATAAATATAAGTCCAGTAATTGAAACGGTTGCATTAACTATACAACCTAACTTAACTACTATAAACGTAAACACAATTACCGGAGGCGGAGGAGCCGTTACTTCTGTAAATACAGAAACCGGAGACGTAGTTTTAAACCAAGACGATATACTTGACGGAACTACTTACAAACAATATTCACTTACAGAAAAAAACAAACTTGCGGGAATAGCTGCCGGTGCAGAGGTAAACGTAAATGCAGACTGGAATGCAGTTAGTGGAGATGCTCAAATATTAAATAAACCAACTATTCCAGATGTATCAACTTTAGTACCTTATACTGGTGCAAATCAAAACGTTGATTTAGGAGAGTTTGAATTAAAAAGCGGTCAATTAACTTTAGATACAACTCCAACCGGAACGGCATCGGTAGCAACAACTCGCTGGAATGATGCTCTAGGAAGTTCGGAAACTACTTTAAAAGGTGGCTCTGTTATATTAAAAAATGGAGTTGATTTAGTTGCAAGAGTAGTAAACAAAGTAACTCCGAACACTACATTAACAAAAGCAGAATACCAAGTAGTAAAAGTTAGTGGCGCACAAGGTCAAAGATTAGCGGTAAATTTAGCACAAGGAAACACCGATTTAAATAGTGCCGATACTTTAGGAATAGTAACAGAAACTATCGCAACTAATCAAGAGGGATTTATTATTACAGTAGGACAATTAGAGGGAATAAACACAACCGGAAGTTTACAAGGCGAAACTTGGGTAGACGGTAACGTTTTATATTTATCTCCTACAACTGCCGGAGCAATTACAAATGTAAAACCAACTGGTGCAACTGGGCATATTGTTGTTTTGGGATATGTAGAGTATGCACACGCAAACAATGGTAAAATATATGTAAAGATTATGAACGGATGGGAGTTAGACGAACTTCACAATGTCTTTATAGATACACCTTTAAACAATCAAGCATTAACTTATGAAAGTTCAACAGATTTATGGAAAAATAAAACTATAATTGAAGATAGTATTACAAATGGAGTAACAGACAAAGCACCAAGTCAAAACGCTGTTTTTGATGCATTAGCTTTAAAAGCAGAAGCATATTCTAATTATCCATTTAATACAACAACTAATTATTTTGGTTTATTTGATATAGTGCCTACAATATCTACAAGTGTAATAATAGGTTCAACTGCAAATAATACAAATAGTGCAGTAGCTTTTAATAGATTTAGTGTTGATAAAGAAATAACAATAAGTGATTTTGCAATTTTACAAAATGGTGCTAATGATGGTGCATCTGCTACTGTTACTTTATATATATTTGATGATACAAATGCGGGATTGCCGGGAGTTAAATTACATCAAGAAACAACTGCTACTGGAATACTAACGGTTGCTCAAAAATACATATCTTTTACAAACAACATAACACTACAAAAAGGCAATTATTGGGTTGCATTACATTTTAGAGGTTTAAATACTGCTGGAACAAATCCATCTTTTATAGGTGGTTTAATAAATCAACCAAATGTAGTAACTTCTATTGCATCTTATAATATAAACTTTAGACCATTAATGACTGGTGCAACTGCTGATTTAACAAACAATCCAACTATAACTTTAGGAGGATTTATAAATTTCCCACAAATTTTTATAAAAATATAATATGTTATATATAATAGACAACAACGGATTTTATTTAGGTCTTAATACACCAAAAGCAGTTGAGGAGCAAGGTTTACTATTTGTAACTATTGCACCACCTACTGAATTTATTAAAGCTAAATGGAATGGCACAGAATGGGTTGAAAAAGCAACACAAGCAGAAATTGACCAAGCATTCAGAGATAAAACACCAACAGAAGTGCAACTTTGGAGAGTACGAACTATTTTAAAGTTAAACAATTTAGAAACAACTATTGAGAGTGCTTTAAACCAATTAGATGAGCCAACACAAACTGCTGCTAAAAACGTTTGGAACTATGGAACAACAATAGAAAGATACTCGCAAACTGTTTTATTTATTCAGTCTGTTACACAAATGACTGATGACCAAGTTGACGAAATATTCCAACAAGCAGAAGCAATACAAATATGAAACAAATTAGAAATATAGCACATTACATAGTTGGATTTGTTTTTATTTACACTTTCTCTAATAATTTCTATATGTTTAGTATTAGATAAAAATGATTCTTTTCTTTTTTCAATAGTTTCTTTTGTGTGTTTTGTACCTATTGAACTTCTTTCGCCTCCAGTAGTTAAATTAA